ATACCAATGAATATCTTTGTAAACAAATTACAGAAGATAAACTGGTAAAGTCATTTGATACCAGCGTAGAAGCATTATCTATTATTTGGAAAACAAAGTATGCCAAAGGTAGAATTCGGCAATTACAAAAGAAAAACAATGTTTCATATGAAACTCTTTTCTATGACGATTTGATTTACCTGTCATGGGAAGATACCAAAGCGAAATATTTACCACAAGTTGGTCGATAAACGCTTGACAAATCACATACATAATGATATGATGTGAGAACTTGCTTAAGGCAAGGATTTATTATTAACTTTACTATGGAGTATTACAATGAGCAAATTATCTGCTAAACAAAAAATCGTAAACTATTTAAGCAAGAATTCTGACTATGGTCTAACCACAAGTCAAGCTCGTGCTAAATTTGGTATTCAAAACGTTTCAGCTCGTATCGATGAGTTACGTCAAGAAGGCCATGTGATTTACACAAACACACAAACCCGCAATGATGGTACAAAGTTCAATTTGTATCGTATGGGTAAACCAACTAAGGCACTTGTCAAAGCTGCTTTGGCTGCCGGTTATAGCTTCAACCAACCACACCAAGAAGTTTAATTCGTAGAGGGACTTAGGTCCCTCTTTTTATCATTATCGGAGCACAAATGGAAATATCAATAAAAAAAGAAGATTTGCAAACAAAAAGTCTGTTTGTAGCAACGCCTATGTATGGTGGTATGAACCACGGTCTTTACATGAAAGCGTGTTTAGATTTACAAGGCCTCTGTATGCAGTATGGCATACAAGTAAAATTCTCATTTCTATTTAATGAGTCCCTAATTACACGAGCAAGAAATTATCTTGTCGATGAATATCTCCATCGTTCCGATTGCACTCATATGTTGTTTATTGATTCGGACATCCACTTTAATCCGCAAGATGTGATTGCACTCTTGGCTATGGACAAAGAAGTTTCTGGTGGTCCTTATCCAAAGAAAGCAATTAAATGGAAGTCTGTTAAAACAGCAGTAACAAAAAATCCAGATATTGATCCTGGTATGCTCGAGAAAGTTACTGGTGATTATGTGTTTAATCCCGTTAAAGGTACGGCACAATTTTCAGTTACAGAACCTTTAGAAGTTATGGAAATTGGTACAGGATTTATGCTGATGAAGCGTGAAGTATTTACAAAATTAAAAGAAGCATTTCCAATGATTCGTTATAAACCTGACCATGTAGGACAGGCACACTTTGATGGTTCTCGTTACATTCATGCTTACTTTGATACAGTCATTGATACTGCTGATTCAATTACTGGTGGTGGTTCTGACCGCTACCTATCAGAAGATTATATGTTCTGTCAGATGTGGCGTAAGATTGGTGGAAAAATTCACCTTTGTCCTTGGATGAAAACATCACACATTGGTACATATCACTTCCAAGGAGATATGCCAGCTGTTGCTAATTTTGTCGGAGAAATGTAACATGGCATGGCAAGATAGTAAGGGTAATAAAGGTACTGATGACAATGTTAAATTGGTTTCAGAAGCACCTTATCATCCAGGTTATGAAGATGTTGGGTTTGACACTCTCGAACAAATCATTGGCCGTAAATTTGATGGTGGCAAATTAGAATATGGTTTGTTACCACCATTAGCACTAGAAGAAACTGTTAAGGTATTAACTTTTGGTGCTCAGAAGTATGAAAGAGATAATTGGCAAAAAGTACCGGATGCCAAACGTAGGTATTTCGATGCACTACAACGTCATGTGTGGTCATGGAAACAAGGGGAACAAATCGATCCCGAATCTGGTATACATCACTTGGCACACGCAATGTGCTGCTTGATGTTTCTATATGAACATGATATAATGTATTCTTTAAATAATGGAGAAGTAAATGAAGCTGTCAAATGAAACCCTAACCGTATTGAAAAACTTTTCAACAATCAATCAAGGCATTCAATTTAAACAAGGAAAGAAACTTACCACAGTATCTTCCAGTAAAACTGTATTAGCACAAGCCAATCTCAAAGATGAATTCCCACAAGAATTCTGTATCTATGATTTGAATGAGTTCTTATCCGTTCAAGGTCTTTATAAAGATTGTGAGATTGACTTTACTGCATCAGATGTAATCTTTAAATCTGGCAAGCGTTCAGGTAACTATCGTATGACTGCCAAAGAAATGATTGTAACTCCTCCAGAAAAAGAACTAACACTTCCTTCTGTAGATTGTGAATTCACTTTGACATCAGAAGATTATGATGCCGTTATGAAGGCAACCAATGTATTATCTTCTCCACACATCTCTGTACAATCTGATGGTGAAACTGTCAATATTGTTTCATTTGATGCCGGCAATAATGCAGCACACACAAACACAATTGAAGTAGGTCAAGGTAACGGAAAGAAATACTCTATCGTATTCAAAGCAGAGAACATTAAGTTGATTTCTGGTACATATGATGTTAAGATTTCTTTTAAAGGTATTGGACATTTTAAAAACACCAAAGATGACATCCAATACTGGATTGCATTTGAGGCTAAAGAAACTAAAATTGAAGGGTAATTATGTTAGTTTATTTTACAGATGCGGTAACACAAAATAAGTTTGCAGTTAATCCAGAATATGTTGTTGGAGTTTTTATTGCCTCCGATGAAGAACATAAAGGTAAAACTGTATTGAATTTGTTGAATGGTTCTTTTCTAATTGAAGAAAAACAAATTGATGCTGTTGGTGTACTACAAGGCGTATTGAAGTAATACCTAAAGAAGTAAATTATATTATGGGAGTTTGTGATGGAACATTTATTATGGGTCGAGAAGTATCGGCCAAAAACTATTGAAGAATGTATTTTACCTGATGCCATTAAATCTACGTTCCAGGAGTACGTTAACAGAAAAGAAATACCGAATCTATTATTATCTGGCTCAGCAGGTGTTGGAAAAACAACTATTGCTAAGGCACTATGTAATGAAGTTGGGTGTGATTATATTGTTATCAATGGTTCAGATGAATCAGGTATTGATGTACTTCGTAACAAGATTAAGAACTACGCTTCTTCAGTTTCTCTTGCAGGTGGTCGCAAGGTTATTATCATTGATGAGGCCGACTATCTTAACGCTAATTCAACACAGCCAGCATTGCGTGGAGCAATTGAAGAATTCTCCTCAAACTGTTCATTCATTTTCACTTGCAACTTTAAGAACCGTATCATCGATCCGATACACTCTCGTTGTTCTGTGGTCGATTTTAAAATCAACGGTTCTAAAGCCAAGATGGCTGCACAATTCTTTAAAAGAGTTGAGTGGATACTTGAACAAGAAAACATCACCTATTCTAAAGATGTCGTGGCAGCAGTTATCACAAAACACTTTCCAGATAATCGTAGAGTTCTCAATGAACTGCAACGATACTCGGTTTCTGGCACCATTGATGCTGGTATTTTGTCTAATATTGCTGATGTACAACTTGATACTCTTATTACTTCGTTAAAAGATAAAGACTTTGCATCTACTCGTAAGTGGGTAACCAACAACCTCGACAATGATCCAGTAAAAGTTTATCGTAAACTATACGATGGACTATATGAGGTTCTTAAACCTGCTTCAGTACCACAATTGGTTCTCATTCTAGCTAGATACCAATATCAATCTGCCTTTGTTGCCGACCATGAAATCAATATGATTGCTTGTTTGACCGAAATCATGGTAGATTGTGATTTCAAATGAAAATAGGATTTAATTGTTCATGTTTTGATTTGTTTCATGCCGGCCACGTTACCATGTTAAAAATGGAAAAAGAACGGTGTGATTATCTCAAAGTAGCTCTTCAAGTAGACCCCACAACAGATAGACCTGGTTTAAAAAATAAGCCAGTACAATCTATCTATGAAAGATATGCTCAGGTTCAAGCCTGTAAGTATGTTGATGAGATTCTATTATACGACACCGAAAAAGAATTACTCAATCTTATTATGACACAAGATATGCACATTCGTTTTTTGAGTGATGAATATCTATACAGAGATTTTACCGGTAAACAATATTGTATGGACAATGGTATAGAATTATTCTATCATAAACGACAACACACATATAGCACTTCTGAATTAAGAAATCGTGTATATGAATTGGAATTGGCCAAACGCCAAGAAAAAGATGTTGTTGATATTCCACAATACTCTACGGAGTTATTAAAATGAACCATACAAATATTCTAAAATTAGGTTTAGAAGGTGAAAAAGTTATTGTAGAGATGCTTCGTCAATTTGATATTGATGTGTATCATGTTTATGATGACAACAAGTATGACCGTGAAAAAGATATTCTTGTAGATGGTAAATATAAAGTTGAAGTTAAAACACAAGCACCCTTTATCAAATTAGATTCGTTTAGTTTTTTACCAAATCAACTTCGTAAATGTACAGAAGCAGATGTATTATATTTTGTTTCTGTTCCACATCCTACATGGCCACATTTTTCTGACGGATGGATTTATAGAGCAGTACCAAATAAATTTGAATATAAGAATTGGAAAGATAGATGGGGCAAAGAAAGAATTTTAATTCCTATCAAACAAGAAGCTTTGATTCCTGTTACTAAGATGACAGATGAGAAATCAAAGGAGTTACAACTATTACTTTCCACAATGTATTGATATGGCAGACCTATTCAAAGAAGTTATACCCTCAATTTTAAAAACTAAAAAGAATGTTTTGCAAAATGAATTCGATGTAAAAGAATACAAGAAGCAAGCATTTATGGTTAATCGTGCCTTGGCGTACCACATGGACTGTGTTCTATATGCCAATGAGATGAACCTTCACTCCGACTTGGATGGAGATATGCAATATTCATATCTTCTAAATACCATAAGGTCTATGAAACGGGACTACCAACCGTGGCAGAAAGCATCGACCGATAAAGATATAGAATGCGTGAAGCAATACTTTGGATATTCTAATGAAAGAGCCAAAGAAGTTCTCCGTATTCTCAATGAAGAACAAATCGCTGAAATAAGAGCAAAAACAAATAAAGGCGGAGTGAACAATTAATGATTTCAATTATTGATTTAGTTGAAGTTACATTGGGTGAAAAAGATGATTTTCTTAAAGTTCGTGAAACATTAACCCGTATAGGTGTAGCTTCCAAAAAAGACAGAATTCTCTACCAATCTTGCCATATTCTACATAAGCAAGGTAAGTATTATATCGTACATTTCAAAGAACTCTTTGCTTTGGATGGTAAACCAACTGATATTTCCGAAAATGACTTATCTCGTAGGAATGCCATTGCCAAATTGTTATCTGATTGGGGACTGGTAAAGCTTGTCAATGCCAAACAGATTGAGGAACCTCTTCCTATCTTTCTATCACAGATTAAGATACTTTCCCACAAAGAAAAAGATGATTGGGAATTGACACCCAAATATAATATTGGTAAAAAACCAGGTGCCTATTGACAAACTAGTATAAATACTAGTATACTTATGGTGTGGTGCTCATCTGAGGCCACAGTTTTATATTGATTAACTCGCTTGAATTTAAGGAGAAACATATGACAAGCACAAATCTATTATTCCCACAATGGGCTACACTATCCAAATCTTTGGATCCTTTCACAGTTGGTTTTGATGATGTACTAGACCAAATCCGTGATATCTCTGAAACAGTCGCCAAAGCAACACCTGCTTATCCCCCATACAATATCAAACAAGTAAAAGACAACAAGTATGTCATTGAAATGGCAGTTGCTGGATTTGCTAAGACCGACATTGAAGTTACTTTAGAAGGTAACAAATTGGTAATCAAAGGTGCCGTTGTTGATAGTTCTGGTGATGATAACTATATCTACAAAGGTATTGCTAATCGTAATTTCAATCGTGCCTTTACTCTTGCCGACAAGGTAGAGATTAAAGATGCCGAAATTACTAATGGTATGCTTAAAGTTTGGTTGGAGAACATGGTAAAAGTTCAAGATGCGGTAAAGAAAATTACCGTAAAATCCAAGGATGATTAATTGGTGGCCTGTATCCGATGAGGAATGGGAACAATTGAACTACCCAAACGGTAGATAATACAGGGGGCTCTTGACAGCCCCCTTCTTTTGAGTTATAATTATATCATGAAAAACTGGAACAAAACTAAACCCTCTCGACCTGGTTATATTGCCACTACAAATGGTAATAAAGCCGTCCTTAAAAAGGTTCGTTCAAAAACGAATCAAGACATCTATTATACCTATTCAAATTGGGCAACCAATGAGATTGAAGGTATCACTTTTATTCCTGTAGTCAAAACTATACCTACTGGTGAAACACAAGTTATTCATTATATGCGTAAAGATAATTTGGAGTATGTAAAATGAGTAAACTAATTGAACTTCAAACATTAGCAAATCAAAAGCATTTGTTTAATCCAAAGAATAAAGAACATGTTTTTTTATTAAAGACTTTTTTGAGTAGTAATAGGTGGGGTAAACCTTGTCCATTTCTCTTAGAAGAACCATATCTAACTATACCGGATATGATAAAAGACAAATACATTAAATATCAATTGGGGGTAGAATGAACTGGTTAAAATATTCTGGATGTAATATCACAATAAAGTTAAATCCGTTTCATTGGAGGCTTTCTTGTTCATATAATAAAACCAATGAGGCGTGGGAACAAGATGCTTTATTGATTGAGTTGTTGCCTATTACAATTCGGCTTTGGGTAGATGACGGAAGTTGGTAATGAAAGATAAGTTTATCCGTGCTTACATGGATGTGGCTCAAAGGTTCTCTCAATTATCTTCCGCCAAACGATTACAGGTTGGTGCCATTGTAGTTAAGGATGACCGAATTATTAGTATTGGTTACAATGGTATGCCAAGTGGTTGGGATAACAACTGTGAGGATTATATCCAGTTATCAGACGATACCATAACTACTAAAACCAAACCTGAGGTGATTCATGCAGAGGCCAATGCCATCGCTAAGTTGGCCAAAGGCAACGAATCTGGAGATGGTTCCACTATGTTCCTGACCCATGCTCCGTGTATTGACTGTGCTAAACAGATGTATGCCATGGGTGTCAAAACGGTATATTACCGTGATTCCTACAAGTCCGATGAAGGCTTGACATTCTTAGAAAAATGTAGTATAATGGTATCTAAAGTAGAGAAGTAGTTTCACCAGGTGAAATTGATGTAGTTCATAAATAGCTTTATATTGGGTCAACTTATTAAGGAGAGAGGCCCCAAATGCAGCTAAGTATAGTTGGTTGTCCCGATAAAAAGCGTTTTAGACCGTTTGTGAAGCGTGCTGCTCAGTTTTATGCAAAAGAATTAATATCTGAAAAGATGTTGGAAAACATTTTTGTTCGTATAAAATTCAATAAAGACATACCCGCTTATGGTTATGCTTCAGTTGAAGATTATAATGATAGTGGTAAACCAAGAGAATTTGAAATTGAAATCCATTCGGGTATTAGCGGATATGATATTTTAAAAACCTTGGCACATGAGATGGTTCATGTTAAGCAATATATCTATGGAGAAACCAACGAAAAATTAACTCGTTGGAAAGGTGAAAGAGTTGATTCTGATACGATTGATTATTGGGTTCAACCTTGGGAAATAGAAGCACACGGATATGAAGCTGGTTTATTTACCAAGTTTGCTATTAAAGAAAAACTTTGGGAAGTATTTAATGGTGTTAGTAATCCAGATGCAGATATTATTCCTGAACCATTGGGTTGGAAATAGATTATATAAGTAGTAAACATTTAACCCTAGTTTTTACTAGGGTTTTTTATTT